CCATTATTACTCATCGGAGGATAACCGCATGGCAACTACTTACAAGGTTCTTGGGCAATCAAACCCATCAGCCACAACTGCCACAACTCTTTACACCTGCCCTGCATCTACACAGACGGTTATCTCAACCATCACCATCTGTAATCAGGCTGGCACAAGTGGCACATATCGAATTGCAGTACGCCCAAATGGAGCGACTTTAGCGACTGAACACTATGTTGTTTACGATGCAACAATCCAAGCCAATACAACCACGGCTTACACCCTAGGTATCACTATTGATGCTTCAGATGTAGTAACTGTCTACGCATCATCAACAAGTTTCTCATTCAATGCGTTCGGAAGCGAGATAGCATAATATGGCAATCACCACTAATGGTGGCGCTGGAGTCACCGCAGATGCAGTTGCAACACTTAGCAATAAGACACTTGAACAGCCAGTAATCAATAACGCGACTTTCACGGGCGCTCAGGCTGGTCTTGAAATTAAGTTTGGTAATAACATTGTTCTTGAAGGAACAACTGATAACGCTTTTGAGATGACTCTCTCAGGTGGAGACCCAACCGCTGACCGTACTGTAACTCTCCCAGATGTCACAGGTACAGTTATCACTACAGGAAACATTAGTGATTTAACATTTACTTCAAGCATTATTTTTGAAGGTGCTACCGCTGATGCTTTTGAAACAACTCTTGCGGTAACAGACCCAACAGCAGACCGCACAATCACATTCCCAGATTCAACAGGCACAGTTGCTCTGACTTCAGGAGTTATCAATAACTCTTTAACAACAACAACAGGCGACACAATTTACGCATCAAGCGCAAATACACCTGCTCGTCTCGCTATTGGTACAGCAGGACAAACATTAACTGTATCGGCTGGCGGAGTTCCTGAATGGGCAACTCCAGCGGCAGGTACAACCGCCAACGACCAAGCCTTCGCCTTTGCGGTGCAGGTATTCGCATAAGGAGAAAATAAATGGCAACAACAGTATCGCGTATCCCACTATCAGGTTCTACTCATGGTCGTGGAGTTAAGGTTGCGGCGACATCAAGCGCTGGAACAACAATTCACACAGCAACATCTTCAACTACTGACTGTGATGTTGTCACAATTTATGCTTACAACTCATCAGGCTCAGCAGTAAACCTAACCCTTCAATGGGGCGGTACTACTTCAGTTGATGACGACATTAAGTTGTCAATCCCTGCAACATCAGGTCTAACCCTTGTTGCTCCAGACCTAGTTCTTCGTAACTCATTAGTTATCAAGGCATACGCTGGAACAGCAGATGTTGTAACAATCCATGGATTTGCTAACCGCGTAACTACTGCCTGATAGGAGTTAGTGCGTGTCACTAATAGGTCGTTTGTTAAAGGCTAACCCGTCAGCGCAAGTTTCAGATATGCTGACGGGGTATTTCGTCATTCCTTCTGCAAAAGGCGCGGCTACGGCACCCGTTTCGGGCAGAGGAATTTTTGCTGGTGGAAACACTAGCGGAACAGGCGCTCCTAATAGTCCTATTATTGATTATATTACTATCGAAACCCTTGGTAACGCTACAAGTTTTGGTCAGTTAGCAACTGGCAAAAGAGGTGGACCTAAAGGTGGTGGTTCATCAACTAGGGCAGTCATGGGTGGTGGATACGGTTCAAATTATTCAAGTGACATTGAATATATAACTATTGCTACTACTGGTAACGCTACAAGTTTTGGTAGTTTATCAACAGCAAGAGAAGGTCACGCGGGAGCAAGTAATTCAACAAGAGCCTTGATTGGCTCTGGTGGCGGTCCTAGTGGTGCTTTACTTAGTATGGAATATGTAACTATAGCCTCAACTGGTAATGGTACAAATTTTGGAGATACAACAGTAGGTCGTAGTGAATCCTCTGCTACTGCTTCACCAACAAGAGCCTTGGTTGCTGGAGGTTATACATCTGGTCCTAAACTAAGTAGTATTGATTATTACACTATTGATAGCGCTAGTGCCGCCACAAATTTTGGAAATTTAACAGTAGCAAGGGCTAATGTTGGGTCTTGTTCAAACGGAATTAGAGGAGTGTTTGCTGGTGGCGATAATGGAACAGCATACATAAATGTTATGGATTATGTAACCATCGCCTCAACTGGTAATGCAACTGACTTCGGTGATTTAACGGTAGGAAAATTTGGTACTTTGGCTACATCAGGTGGAAGTCGAGGAGTATTTGCTGGAGGTTATTCAACGACTCAAACTTCCACAATTGATTATGTTTCTATACCTACTACTGGCAACGGTACAAATTTTGGTAATTTAACTGAACCTAGATATGGTGCTTTTGGTGGTTCCAGCGCACATGGAGGTCTGTAATGTCTTACTTGCCACAAATTAGAATCCTTGTGCCATCCGCTCAAGTATCTAGTTACACAACTGGAACTTTTAGTTTGCCAAGCGCCAAGCAAGGATTTATTCTACCTGCATATCTAGCAGTATTAAATGCTGGTACTGGAACTGGTTCCCTACAAGAATTGAACTTAACAACAGCAGGAAACGCAGTAAATTTTGGAAACGCTTACAACGATAGCCAGCCATCAGCATCAGGGAATACTGTTATCTCAGTAATGGCTGGCGGTGCAGACGGACCATGGACAAGTCTTGTTTTCTCAACAAGAGGAAACAGCACTCTATTCGGCAGTATGCAGACAAACTCTTATGCTACGGCAACAGTAAGTTCTGATACAAGAGGAATTCTTTCAGGTGGAGACAGAGATGGTCTAAAGAGCCGTCTTGAATATGTAACATTTGCATCTCAAGGTAACGGTACATTTTTTGGAACTGGTGCCACAATATTTACCCACGCAGGTGTTCAATCTACGACCCGTGGAGTATACGGTGGCGGTATTTCTGGTTCTAGCAGACAAAGCCGCATGGATTACATCACTATGGCTACTACTGGAAACACTACAAGTTTTGGTGATTTAACAGTAGCGAGAGGACAACTTGCTGGAACTTCTTCTAATACTCGAGGTTTATTTGCTGGTGGAGATACTCCTGCATATAACATCATTGATTATATTACTATCGCTTCAACGGGAAATGCTACAGATTTCGGTGATTTGACTGTTGCTCGTTTTGTTTTGGGAGGGGCTACAAATCAAACAGTAGGAGTTTTTGCAGGTGGAAACTCAACAAATAATGCAATAATAGATTCTGTAAACATTGCTACTTTAGGTAATGCTTCATCTTGGGGTTCTCTTACAACAGGAAAAAATTTAGGTCCTGCTCAATCATCTCAAGCCCACGGCGGTATTGATATTTCAGGAATCACATTCCCAGTAATAGGCGAAAAGGCTATGTTCTTTGGAGGTATACCTTCAGGATGGACAAATACGGTTGATTTTGTAGCAATTGCTTATCTTGGAGATGCCCGTGACTTCGGAGATTTAAGTATTGTAAAACGAGGAATGACTAACGGAACTGTGTCTACCAGTTCACGCGCCGTTGTTGCAGGTGGAGATACCACATCTGATGTACTTCAGGGAGGTATTGAATACTTCTCATGGGCAACAAGTGGAAATGCTACTTCTTTTGGCAATTTATCTGTTTCGAGAATGTATCTTGGTGGAGCATCTAATTCTACCGTTGGTCTACACGCTGGCGGTACAGGCGGCGGCGGCGGCTCATTCTATTCAAATGTTATTGACTACATAACTATCGCCGCATCTGGTAACGCAACAGATTTTGGTGACCTCACCGCTCAAAGAGGTTTTGTCACAGGCTTGGCTTCTACAACCCGCGCTTGTTTTTCAGGAGGATTTACACCTTCATCGGCTACAACGGAAATTCAATATGTAACAATTGCCTCTGCTGGAAATGCTACTAACTTTGGAGCATTAACTGTTGCTCGCTATCAAGCAGAATCTCTTGCCAATTCAACTCGCGGAGTCGTAGCGGGTGGCTATGCAGGTGGTAGTAGCAATGTTATTGACTACTTCACAATTGCTTCTACAGGAAATGCTACAGATTTTGGTGATTTAACTGGCGCTTCTTATTCTGGCGCTGGAGCGGCAGGTTCAACAAGGGGGTTGTTTGCTAAAGGGTATCAAGCAGGAGCGGTTTCTGGAATTGACTACATAACCATTCAATCCGCTGGAAATGCCGCTAGTTTTGGCAGTCTAAGTCAAGCACGATACGATTTATCAGGAGCATCTAATTCACATGGAGGACTATAAAATGGATATTGAAAAATCAAACGAGAGGCACTTTATGGAAATCGCATTACAAGAGGTTAGTAACGAATTAGCAATAACTCCTGAGTACAAAGGGATGTTGGAGCATATCAATGCCAATCTTCCTGCTATTAGCAGAGATTCTGAAAACTTTCACAAATCAGCATCTCAATTTAAGAATGTAACTTTAGATGTTACTGACCTAACTCCAATGGGTTCTTTGAAGCATATCTTGGCGGTAATTGACCGTACCCGTTCAGCATTAGAAGAAGCACATATTTCTGTAAAACGCAAGCAAATTGAATTAAAGAAAAAAACTCAAGAATACGACAATGCTGATGATGGCTATGAGAAAGAACTTCTTTGGGTTGATATTGTTGAAATTAACAATCATCTAAATAATTTTGAAAACTCAGTTAAGGGCGCTTTGCGTAAATTAAGTTTTTTTACTACTCAGTATCAAGCCATGATGGAAAAATTGGGCAAAGATGAAATTACTGAAGAAGATTATGAATTAAATGAATCTCGTCACCATGTAATGACAGCCATGAAACAAGCCCTTAATGCGGCTCGTACTAGAGGCGGTCTTATAGACGAGGGTAATCATATTTATTTATTTGATATGGGAATCAATGGAGCAGTTGCTCAAGCAGAAATTTTCGCTTATTTACAGGCAGAACAAGAAATGCTTGCAAAAGGCGAGGAACCAACCCACGAACTCACAGTCAGATGGTTAGAGGCTTGCGCCGATAAGTTTGCTGATTGCGGGGCTAAGTTCGCTGAACTCCGTGGTTTCATTCCACTAGACAAGAAATCACTAGCAAAGGAGATTACAAGTGGCAAAGAAAATAATTAGTTACAAACTAAATGAGGATGGAACAATTCCATCTTATGTTGAAAATGGCGGTTTTTTAGCGAAAGATGCTAATGACACACCAAACATGGTTGTACTTGGCGTTTCTTTTGACGGAGAAGATATTTCAGGAGCAGAGTCAGAATTTGCAACAGAGGCAGATGCCTTGGCATTTGTATCAACCTATTTAAGCGATACAACATATACAGATTCTTCGGGTCAAACTAGAGAATTTGTAGTTGCCGATGCGGTAGCAGACCTATTTGCTAAACTAGCGTAATTTAGAATCGAGGTAGTAAAATGGCAGGTACAACAACTAAGGGTCTACGCTATCCAACAGCGGGAGATAACCCTGCCGTTCACACCGATATTCAGAACTTGGCTACAGATGTTGATAGCGAGTTAGACAATTACATTCTTGCGGCTTCTCCAATATTTACATCTAATATTGAAGTGCCTACAGCAATTATCTTTGAAGGTTCAAGCGCTGACGGAAGTGAAACTACTTTTCAGGTAACTAACCCAACGGCTGACCGAACAATCACTTTGCCAGATGCTTCTGGAACAGTAGTGACTACGGGAAACCTTACAGCAATTACTACTATAACCAGCGCAACCATCACATCTGGAACTCTGGGAAACAATCTTGCGGCTGGAGGATATAAAGTCACGGGTCTCGGTGATGCCTCTGAATCAACTGATACAGATGCCGTCAATGTCAAGAGTGCGTTGAATCTTGCTCGTACCACTATGCTAATGCTTGGCGGTATGTAATGACTTTTACATACTCAGGTGACCCAAGTACCTCTACTCGAAATTATGTTCGATTCCTTCTCAATGACACAGATTCAACTGATGCTCTTTTCTCAGACGAAGAATTAACCTATGTAATTACCGAGTGGAATGGCGATGCCTACGATGCGGCGCGTGAATGTGCCGAAATCCTGATTGCCCGTTTTGCCCGTTTAGCCGATAGCAGTTCAAAGAGCGTTGGAGATATATCCGTCTCTGAGTCTTACAGTTCAAAGATTGCTCATTACAAAGAGTTGGCTAACAGCCTGTTTCAACGCAAGATGCGGAAATCTCCACCTGCGCCATGGGCTAAGTCCGATGCTTTGAAGTCCACAGACGACAAGACAACTACAGATTTTGCAACAGACTTTGTTGTTGGTCAGATGGACAATCCAAACTCTTACTACGAAACACGCATCGTAGAGTAGGGAGATAGCAACAATGGATGCTATCTATTCAAAAGTCACAGAGTTTATGACCGATACTGTGGTCTTTACACCCAAGGCTTCAGTTGATAAATACAACAAAACCACCTACGGCGCGGCTGGCACAAATGTCACGGCTACTGGTCGCCTCATCTATGACACAGTTCGTAGCCGAGATGTCCAAGGAATTGAAGTTACCGATATTGGTCGTTTTATCACCAACGGTCCACAGACTTCAATTACCGTTTCTCATAGGATGGTGGTCGGAAACGACACATTTACTATCAATGCAGTTGATAATCTCGCAGATGAAAACGGAGCGCATCACACCGTCATACGCTTTGGGCGGTAATTATGGCTCAAACATTCTCATTTGAAATTGATGGGGCAGAGCAACTACGCCATGTTTTAGAGGTATCAGGCAGGGATGCTGGCAAAGTAGTTGGTCAAGTAATCCTTGAAGAAGCCAATATGATTTTTGCTAAAGCCATGATTTTGACCCCTATTGATACAGGCGCTTTGCGTGGCTCAGGCGGAGTCTCGGCTCCTATGAATACTCCTCAAGGCATCGGAGTTGATATTTTCTTTGGTGGACCAGCGGCTCCATACGCCCTTTATGTCCATGAGATTATGTACTACAAGCACAATGCTCCAACACAGGCTAAATATCTTGAGCAACCTTTCATGGAGAGATTGCCAGATATTCAGCGAAACATGGCACAGCGTATTATTGACCTAATCAGAAAGAACGGGGCAGTCTAATGGCAACAATCCTAGAATCCATAGGGGATTACTTGGTGACCAATAGCCTTGGCACCCTCGGTACGAATCTATTTCTTGGCACCTTGCCTGAGTCCCCAGATGTCTGTACAGCAGTCTTTGAAAACTCTGGAACTCCACCAGCCTTCACAATGGGTGTAGGTGGCATCGCAATTGACTATCCAATGCTTCAAGTTATCTGTCGTGCTGGTCGTGAAGATTATCCAACGGCGCGAGATGCAGTTGAGACGATTCGAAACTTGCTTGCTTCGGTAACTGATGTCACAATTTCCAATGTCCAGATTTTGCGTATAGAACCAATGGGTAGTGTAAATCCATTGGGAGTAGACCCAAAACAGCGACCACTATTATCGGTGAATTTTCGATGTCTAGTGAGGAAATGACACAGGAGCCAATGGCTCCCCAAGAGAGAGTGGCAGACCCGTATGGCAGAAACGCAACGACAGACGAGTTCCAAAGGTGCTGGAAATGCGACAGGCTCCTCTTTGAGTCAGCAACCCGCCCGTGGAGCATTAGATGTCCAAGATGTAAGTCAAAGAATAAATCTGGATGAGTTCAGCGCTAGGTTAGACTCCCTCCAAGGTAAGAAAACACTTCCTGGGTATAAGTGCGCTATGGGCGCATTACTCCAAGAGTTACCTGAAGCGTTTTCACAGAAACTTTCGGAGGCTCTTTTGAACACAGCAGTTGAAGGTTCAGCAATTACCAAAGTCCTTGCGGATTACGGGTTTGAGATGAGTTCGAACATTGTTCGCCGTCACCGTAGAAGGATGCAAGGCTTAGACGGATGTAAGTGTGATAAATGAATTTAGACGATGCTCTTGAGAATCTGTTAAAGACTTCAGAAAACAATACGACCCAGCCAGTTGAATCGCGTAAGCGTAGTGCTGAGTGGACTCCTGGTGTTACTTGGGATGGCAATGAAGGATTAGTTACAACAGAGCCAATGGAAGGTGATGCTCACCCAGATTGGTCAGGAGTTCTTCGCCTCTGGGGTCTCGACCCTGAGAATTTTGCTGTTGTCGAGCCTGTCCTTTTCAATGTCTGGGGTAACACCGAAGGTGCGCTTAACCGCCAATGGAAAGGCAAGGTCATTCGTAAAGGGGCTAAAGAACGCGCCGATATAGACCATTTGATTCAAGAGATACGAAAGCATAAACCTAGAGAAAGAAAGCCACTTATTGAAGGCGCGGCTAGTCTTGTTGTAGTTGCCGCTGACTGGCAGGTGGGCAAGAAAGATGGAGATGGACTTAAAGGATTAGTTGGTCGCTGGCTCCAAGCCATTGACGATGTTGAAGCCCGATACAAAGAGTTGAAGAAGATGGGCAGACCCATTGAATCCATAACAGTCCTTTGTCTCGGTGATTTAGTTGAAGGTTGCGATGGACATTATGACATCCAGACTTTTACAGTTGAAGTTGATAGACGAGACCAAGTAAAGATTGCTCGCCGACTTTTGCGTGATGCCCTAATCCGATGGTCTAAGTTTGCTCCAGAAATCACAGTTGCGGCGATTGGTGGAAACCACGGCGAGAACCGTAAGAATGGCAAAGCCTTTACGACTCTCAACGATAATGACGATGTAGCCCTAGTTGAGTCCGTGGCTGAAATCTTCCAAGCCAATCCTGAAGCCTACGGACATATCAAGTTCGCTATCCCTACCGATGCCCTATCGCTGACAGTTGAAGCGGGTACAAAAATTATTGGAATTACTCACGGACATCTGGCTCGGGCTGGGTCAGGAGTTGAAGCAAAACTTCGTAGATGGATTGCTGACCAAACCCTAGGGCGCAATAAGATTGGCGATTGTGACATTCTTGTGACTGGTCATTATCACTCTTTGAAGATGGCAGATTGGGGTGGAGTTAAATGGCTCCAAGCCCCAGCACTAGATGGGGGAAGCGTATGGTGGAGTCAATCAACGGGGGAAACTGCGGATGTAGGAGTTCTGACATTTGTTGTGTCGGAGCGGGGGATAACAGACCTCCAACTGCTTCAATGAATGACCCTAGAGACATAGCCCTCTTTGCGGCTGAACTCGTCTCTGGAGACCGACAGGAGGCTTACGGGCATCCTCTGGATAACTTCACTAGGGCGGCTCAAATCTGGAGCGCTATCCTCGGTATAGAGGTCACAGCGGAGCAGGTAAGCCTTTGCATGGTGGGAGTTAAGATTGCAAGAGAAGCCCATATCACCAAGCCAGATACAGTCGTAGACGGCATCGGATATTTCCTGACCTTAGCCATGATTCGAGAGGAACGCGCTCGCCGAGATGCTTGAGTGCGACTTTTGTGGCAAGGAATATGAGCCGATTTCGACCCGCTGGCTTTGCCCTCATTGCCACCAGAAATCTAATTGTTGTGAGGGCGCACCCTTGAATAACTAACTGGGGTGTGATATGCTATTCCTGTAACGAAAGGGGATAGAAATGGCAAGACCAGTCGAAGGTTCAAAGCCTTGCTTCAAGTGTGGGCGCGAAGTTGTTAAGTGCGAGTCCAAAGGTGGCAAGTTCTACATCGCTAGTGTCGAGATTGTTTCAAGCAGATTTGCTGACTACGGAGACCGTGGTAAGGCTATCTACCCAGTTCACAAATGTGACGAGAAGGAAATTGTTGAGTACCAAGAATTTTTACAGAGCCAATTAGCCGAGGGTCAAATCGTCAAAGGTCAGAAAGTTGTCGTGGTCAAGGGTCGCAAAGTGGCAAAGGGAACAGAGGGTGAAATCTTCTGGCTTGGCTACGAGACTTGGAACGGCGAGTCCATCTTGAAGCGCGTTGGCATCGTTCTTGAATCTGGAGAAAAAGTATTCGTCAGTTCAGAATATGTAGAGGCTAAAATCTCCGAATCTGCATCCTGATACACTTTCCTTAATGTGCGCTAGTCGCCCGAGTTAGTCGTCTTACCTCCGTGTCCGTGTGACCTTAGACGGTGTACTTGGGCTACCCATGCGCCGTCAAGGAGGAATAGATGGCTAAGTACCGTGTACTTCAGGGTATTGATTACCCACCAAACAAACGCGCCGAAATTGGCGATGTCGTAGAAGATTTGCCAGCCACATCAATCAAGTGGCTACTTGAGTCTGGCGCTATTGAGGATGCCTCTAAGCCAGCAAAGAAAATCGAAGAACCTAAAGTTGAGCCAATCATTGAGCCAGTCGTTGAGGCTCCAGTTGAGGCTGTCAAAGAAGAAGATGGATTTGACCCAGATGCCACAGATGGCGATGGAGATGGCTTTCTTCAAGATGGAACAATTCACCAGCGCCCAGTTGAGGAGAAATAATGCCTACATTTCGTCATGGTAAAAGTGTAAAAGTATTTGTAGATGAGTTTGATTTTTCATCTTATTTCAATGATGTTTCAGCGGCTACAACAGTTGAGACAGCAGAAACCAGTACATTCGGCTCAAGCGCCAAGGAGTACATTACTGGACTTGTAGATGGAACAGTATCGCTCAGCGGTATGTTTGAAGGAACAGCCGATACAGGTACAGATGATTATTTTGCATCAGTTCTCGGTGGAGCAACAAAGCAAAAAGTTATTGTTGCAACCGAAGGTCACGCAAACGGCAACCGCGCCGTGATGCTTGAGTCCGATAACACCTCATACGAAGTATCAGGTGCAATTGCAGATGTTGTTCAGGCAAGTGCTGAGTTCCAGTCATCTGAAGGCGTAGAGCATGGGGTCATTTTGTCCTCTGGCTCAGCCGTCACCGCGACTGGAAACGGAACTGGCGTGGACAATGGCGCTTCATCAGCCAATGGTGGAGTTGCGTTTCTTTCCGTTCCGACAAATACTCGAAATGGAAATATCACCGTAAAGGTTCAGCAGTCAGCCGACAACTCAACATTTACGGATTTGGTGACATTCACCGTAGTGACATCTACTCAGAAAACATCTGAGCGAGTTGAAGTTGCGGCTGGAACATCAGTAGCAAGATACCTGCGCGTGAACTACACGGTTGCAGGTTCAACAGGTACCGCCACCCCAATCGTGGCTTTTTCAAGGAGATAACAAATGCCTACATTTCGTCATGGTAAGTCCACCGTATTCAAGGTAGACAACTCAGGTGGCACACTTACCGATATTTCAAACACACTCACAGATGTTTCATTCCCTCAGACAATTGAGACCGCTGAAACAACTTCATTCGGCTCATCTGCAAAGACCTACATTGTCGGTTTAACAGATTCAACCGTCTCAGCATCAGGAAACTTTGATGCAACAGTTGATGCTCACCTTGCAGGAATCGCAGGACAAGCGGCAACAGTTTCATTCGAATACGGTCCAGAAGGTTCAACTGCTGGACAGGTTAAGTACACAGGTGAAGCAATCCTTACTTCTTACGAGAAGTCTGGCGCTGTTGGCGATGTCGTGACATACTCAGCAGAGTTCCAGGTAACAGGTGCAGTAACACGCGGTACATACGCATAATTTAATAGCACTACAACTTAATAAATCGTGACCAACCTAGTGTCCCAAGGAGAAATAAATGAGTCTCAAAGAAACAATCTTTAGTGCCGATGACATCACGAAGGAAACAGTTGAAGTCCCTGAATGGGGAGTAACTGTTGAAGTTCGTTCAATGACAGCGGCAGAACGCGCCAAGTTGGGTGAAAACGCATCTAAGGGCGACAAAACAGATGTCGGTCTTATGTACGCAATGACAGTTATCGCAACTGTCTATGACCCAGCAACAGGTCTACCAGTCTTTACAGACCAAGATAGAGAAGCCATTCTGTCAAAGAATGGTGCAGTAGTTGAGCGCCTTGCAACAAAGGCACTTGGCTCATCTGGTCTTACAGCGGAGGCGGTAGACGAAGCACAGGCACGATTTCCTAAAGAATCCTGAGCGTAGATTTCTTTTCGAATTAGCAGAAAAGTTGGGTAGGTCGGTGGCTGAACTTCTTTACGGGAGTCCAGCACACCGCCCACTTACAAGTATGGAATTAACTGAGTGGACTGCGCTTTGGACTCTCAAGGCAAAAGAGCAAGAGAAGGCAGAGCGTAGAGCGAAAGCGAGGCGATAATGGCAGAAACTCCAACCATGGAAGTTCGCGCTCGGCTAACCGCTGAAACAGCACAGTTCACCAAGGGTATGCAACAGGCTACCCAATCAATGAATAACTTCACCGCGCAATCATCTTCTTTGCGCGGTGCAGTCATTGGCGTTGGAATTGCGGCGGGTACTGCAACTGCGGCGATGATTGCCTTTGGCACAAAAGCATTTATGGCGGCGGCTCGCGTAGACGAGTTGGATGTCTCCATGAACGCCGTTGGAAAAGCAACGGGTCTTGGCTATCAAGCAATTAGAGATGCGGCGATAGCCACAAAAGACATGGGTATCGAGATGGAGATTGCCCAGCAATCAGCCATCAAGTTTGCTCAAAACAATTTAGATTTAGCCTATGCCTCTCAGTTGGCTAGAGCGGCTCAAGACCTTGCTGTTGTATCAGGAAAAAACTCAACCGAAACATTTAATATGCTTACACACGCCGTTATTACGGGTCGAAGTGAAGTTCTTAAATCAGTTGGTATCCAAAAATCTGCTGGACAGATGTATGAGACATTTGCAAGGAGCATTGGTAAATCGGCAAACGCTTTAACATACCAAGAGAAACAAACAGCAGTTGCCACGGGTGCGCTCAAAGAAGCGGCTAAAGTTGCTGGAGTCTACGAAGCGGCTATGGATAGTCCTGGCAAGGTACTTCGTTCTTTTGCCCGTATCCATAATGAAATTCAAGTAGCAGTTGGTGGGGTTCTCCTAAAAGCCTTTGGTCCAATGATTAAGGCTCTCTACGATGTTGAAAAGAATATATCAAAAGCATTTACAAAGAGCGAGAAGTTCAAAAATGTTTTAGAAGCGTTGCAGATGGTGTTTGTAAAACTTACTGCTCCAATTACAGCCTTTTTGACCAAAATTGGCGATGTCATAAAGAAATTTACTGAGGCTGACACACCAGTTAAAAATTTAGACGGAACTCTTAAAAGTTCACAATCCACCATAACTGCAATGGCTGAAAAGTTTGAAATGCTACTCCCTGTTCTAGCGGCAGTTGGCTCAGGCTTTGCTGTTTTGGCTGGAAAACAGTTGTTTAGTGCTATACCAGTTCTAGGTCAAGTATTGGCTAAATTGTCTCCGCTACCAGTCGCTCTTATTGTTTTGGCTCTTACCTCAACACAAGTTCGAGATGCTTTCTTAAATCTGCTTAATGCAATTAAACCAATCTTGCCTATCTTTGTAACTCTTGGAAAGATTATGGGAGCGGTTTCTGTAGTTGCAGTAGCCCTTCTAGCAAAAGGCATCAATCTTCTTGCATCAATTATTCGCGGAAGCATAAATTTTGTTAAGACTTACGCTGGAGTATTTAAGGTTCTTGGCGGAATTATCGCTACCTTAGCCATTGCTTACGCTGGATATAGAGCGGTTATTCTTCTAACTACCGCGGCTACTTGGCTTTGGGGTGCGGCTACAACAGCAGTAACTTTTGTAACTAACGGTCTGAGAACAGCCGTAGCAATGCTTAACGCAACTATGTTATTTAATCCAATTCCACTTGTTATCGGTGCCGTTATCGCCCTTATGGTTGCTTTCGGATATTTGATTAAAACAAATGAGTCTGTTGCAAAAGTAGTAAAGACAGTCTTTAACTTTATTGTTAAAACTATTATTTATGTTCTTGCTTATGTTGTTAAGGCTATTGGTTATATGCTCAAGGCTTATGCAATGTGGATTCGTGTTCTCGGGTTCGTTGCTGAAGTGGTAGCCAAGGTGTTTGAGTTCATTATTGATGTAATTCTTTCTTATTATCAATTCCAACTCAAGGTAATTAAATTTATTGTTGATGCTTTTATCAGCCTAATGGAAACAAATAGCACTTTTGCACAGGTTGTTGAAAATGTATTTAATTTTGTTATTAAATCTATTTTAATGGCAGTTAGATTTATTTTGACTTTGTTCAAAACTTGGATTGATTTCTACATAAATGTCTTTGATTCTCAAAACTTGCTTTACAAAGTTGTTCAATCTGTGTTCAATGCAATTATTAAAGTAATTGGTTTTGTGATTAGTTCAATTATCAATGTTTTTGCAGAACTTGTTAGCGGAGTTGGAACTCTTGTCAATACATTTAATAGATTATTCAATGTAGTTAAATCAGTCTTTCTAAAGATATTAGATGTTATCGAAAATGTTGGCGTGGGAATTTTTGGTTTATTAGACAAAATCGCTGAAGGAATTGGAAAGTTCCTTGGCTGGGTTTTTGACAAAATGACTGGGTGGTTAAGAGGGTTAGCAACTTTATTTAGCAAAATCCCTAAAATTGGTGATGATGTTGCAAAGGCAATCAATGGTGGTTTAGATGCAACTGAAAAAATTGTAACTGGGTTTGCAAGCGGTATGACTGGTCTTGGCAAAAAAATGTTTGAAGGTATCGTCTTTGGGGCAGAAAAATTAGTAAATGGTGTTGGAACCATCGGAGTTGAGACCAAAAAAGCGTTAGATGTTACAGAGGAAACTTTAAGAAAGTTTAGCGCAAAAGTTACAGAGTTTAGCGATAAAGATTTTGCTGGAAACGCGATAGATGCACTTATCAGCGGAGGACAAAAAGTATCTGACACGCTTGGCGGAATTATTGACAAGATTAAAGATGCCGAGCAAATAAATTTTGGTAAAGCAATTATAGATGGTTTGGTATCAGGCGCAAAATTAGCATCAAACACTCTTGGAACTATGATTGATGTTATTCAAGATGTTAAAGACTTTGACTTTGCTCGAACAGTCGGAAACTTTATTGATGGAATCGCTACCAAGGCTGACGAGGCTGGTGAGTTCCTTATTGGTCTTTCTGCCTCAATGATGGAATTTGCAGATAACACAGATTTTGCTTCAGCAGTTGGTGATGGTATTGAAGGATTTATCAATAAGATTAAAGAGAGCCTTAAAGAAGGTCTTGGCTTTGGCGATATTTTGGCTGAAGAAAAGAAAAAATATAATGAAGCCTCTACTATAGATGATGATAGTGCAATTGAGGATGCTCTAAAAGCGGCAGACCGTATGAAGGCTATCCGTGAGGCAATGCAAGCGGGTGTTGATTCAATTAAGGGTGTACTTGATGACCTTCGCAAAGCATCAGGTGAATTTGCTGATTCTCTCAAAGATACAATCTTAGGTTTTGCTGGTCTAAAGAGCATTGAGTTGCCAGATGGATTTGTTCCAAAGGCTAAGTCTCTTATCGAGAATATGCGCCAACGCCTTGATAAGAGCAATCAGTTCGCTCAACAGATTGCAACACTTCAGGCAATGGGCTTAGATTCAGGCGCTCTCAAAGACATTATCGAATCTGGACCAGTCAAGGGCGCTCAACTTGCGGCATCAATTCTCGGTGGCGGTGCAGAGGCTATCCAGCAGATTAACTCTCTACAAAAGGCTATTTCATTCTCAGGTGCGGCGATTGGTCAGTACGGTGCAGATGCGGCGTTCGGTGGATTGATTGGTAATGCTCAGGCTCAACTCAACCGTTTAACTGAGGCTGAATTAGCAACCCGAACATCTGGAACAAATCAGTTCATTCAGCAAGGTGCTTTCCAAGTTGTCGTTAATACTCGCGGTGCGGCAAATACTGAAGAAGAAATCAAGATGATTACCGATAAGATTGAACAAACATTTGCAATCTTGGCTAAGGAATTGGCGGCTAAATAATGGCTTCGTACACACTTCGCCCTAATGCTAACTGGAATGGCGACACACTATTTACAGGTACAGGTGGCTCTGACCATGCAGTTTTAGCAGATGATAGCGATGCAACTTTTCTTCTTCGTACTAGCACAACCGTACCCGCCTCATACGAGACTGAGTTCGGAACCACCACTTTGTCAGCCGATGAAACAATTACCTCAATCAATCTTCGCGCTCGCATCTCGGCTGTAGCGGCGGATTCACTTGCTCAGTTCAGCATCGGTGTCATTACAGACCGTAATGGTCGCACCGTTACTTATGGCATCCCAGTCTCAAAGCAGGGCATAGTCACAGCGACAACTTTTGACCTAGGTATTAAATTAACAAGCGCCCCAAATGGTGCCACTTGGACACAAACGCTTTTAGATAACTTAGTAGTGAAGTTCACGGATGGCGCTACAGGCTCAGCAATTCTGCCACCAGACCCAACTAACCGAACAACTCTTTATGCGCTTTACATTGATGTAGAGACCGCTCCACGCCCTACCGTGAGCGTTACAGCCCCTTCTGGAACTGTCACGGATACATCTTTCCCTTCAGTTACATGGACTCCAACATTTTCAGACGGTAGCCCTCAATCCGCCTACGAAATTAAAATCTTTGATGCGGCGACTTACGGCGGGGGAACCTTCAGCCCCGATACATCCACTCCGATTATTGGTACTGGAATCATCACATCCACAAATAACGGTCAAACTCTTGAAGGCGACCTTGCCAATAGCACTACCTACCGAGCCTATGTTCGAGTTGCCTCTCTCATCAATGGTGTCAATTACTTTAGCGCTTGGGCATTTTCACAATTTGCTCTAGCCATTGATTCTCCAGCAACTCCAACCGTATCGGCTTTCTATGATTCAACCACGGGCGCAGTCACAGTAACAATCTTTGGTCGCACAAACGCTCTTTCCGCTAATCAAGCATCTCTTGAAACAAATACAACGGGATGGGCGGCAGTCACGAACTGCTCCATCTCGCGCAGTACAGACCAGTATTCAAGCGGTACCGCCTCTCTCGCAGTTCTTTCGGGTTCTGCTGGAGATATGACGGCATCAACTACTACGGCTACAAAGTTCGCTGTAACGGCTAACAATAAGTTCTCGGCTACCGCTGAGTTCAAGGCTGGAACCACGGCTCGCGCTTGTTCTGTTGGAATCATCTGGCTCAATACAAGTGGAACCGCAATCTCAACAGTTTTTGGAACAGCAGAAAATGATTCATCTAGCGCATGGAATGAGTGCAATGTATCTGGCACGGCTCCAGCAACAGCGACCCATGCTCAAGTGATTGTAAAGGTTGCAAGCGCTGGCGCGGGTGAGACTCATTTCGTAGACAAGATTGCTTTCCATGCGGGCGATACTCCAGTCTGGACAAGAGGTGGATTCACTACATTTTCTTTTGTAGTTGAGCGCTCTGAAGATTCTGGAACAACATTTGCAGAAATCCGAAACAGTCCAGTAACGGCATCAGCATCACAAATTGCGACCTTGGATGATTATGAAGTTCCTCTTGATACAACCGTAATTTATCGTGCGAAGGCGAGGGCTGAAATCTAATGGCTATTCTTTCATCAGGCTATGTATCTACAGAGCCAATCCAGATTACAAATCCTAAAATTTGGTCTTTTACCGCTATTCAAAATCCAACAATTGCGGTGCGCTCGCTTAGAGTTCAGCAACCTTTGAATTCACAGATTGTGGAATCATACGGACAATTCAAGCCCCTCGGAGCATCAAAGACAATTGTTATTGCTACTAGCATTTACGGAATTGATGGCTCATACGAGTTCACCACGCAGGGCGAAACCGAGTGGGAAAATCTTTATCCAGTTCTTACATATCAAGGAATTCTTCATGTTCACGACCCGCTAGGTCGCCAAAAGTATGTTCGCTTTGTGGATAGAACTTGGACAGAAATTGGACCAATCGGAAACCTTATTCGTAACGCAAAGGTCAATTACTTTGAGGTAGGCGCTCCATAATGTATCCCGTAACTGACACCTTCCTTTCGTCAGTTCGAAAATCTCATATATCTAAAATCAAGGTAGAGATTTACGATACTGCTAACGGAAACATTTTGAGTACGGTATCCCCGATAGGTGGAGAAGTCACAATTGATAGTCGCCGTTCTGTTCGTAGGCAATGTAGCCTTGAGTTCGTAGATGCGGATGGAACGCTTGTTCCAACTAATAACCGCTCCTCAGTTCTCCTACCCTATAACCGTGAAGTAAAGATTTACCGTGGAATTCAATATTTGGATGGAACTGAAGAATTAGTTCCGCTCGGTGTTTTTCAACTTACAACCGTTGAAGTTTCAGATAGCCCTCAAGGTGTAAAGATTTCAGTCCAAGGCTCAGATAGAAGCCTTCGAGTTGCCAAGGCTAAGTGGACAAACCACAATTTTTATATTGAGGATGCAACCCCAAAAGAAACAGCCATAGTCAAAATTCTTAAAGACCGTTACCCAAATGTGAAAACAGATTTTCCAGCCACGGGGCAAGTCACAAGTATTATCTATCCCTCTCTTGACCAGTCATCTGACCCTTGGAAAGAATGTCTTAAGATTGCTGAGTCGGCTGGCATGGATTTGTACTTTGATGAAAACGGTACGGCTCGTATGAGACCAATCCCAGACCCAGATTTAGGCAAGGCTTTAGTTGAGTACACAGATGGCGAGGATTCAGTCCTTACTCAATTGGGTCGCAACCTTTCCAGCGATGAGTCCTATAACCATGTAATTTATACAGGTGAGGGAACAAACTTAACTATCGGCGTTATCGGTGAGGCTTTTGACGATAATCCATCTAGCCCTACTTATGTGACTACTTATGGCTCAGTTCCCATCTTCAAATCATCTCCCAACATCCTGACCGTTGCCGAGGCTGTAGAAGCGGCTCGCGCTGAGTTGAAAAAGGTTATCGGAGCATCTGAGAAAATTACATGGGACCAAATTGTGAACCCAGCCCACGATGTTTATGACTTGGTAAAGATTGTGCGCTCGCCATCTGGAGTCAATGCGACTTTGATGCTGGATGCAATTTCCATCCCGCTTGCGGCTACCTCTACGATGAACGCCATTGGCAGAAGTAGGAGATTCTAATGGACTTGAGTTACCTCGTTAATCAGATTAAGGCAACACCGTCTGGACTAAGACTGCGCCAAGGAACAGTTATGGCAGTTAATTCCAACCGCACCATGGATGTTCAAATTGCTGGAGATGGTTTTACTTTGCCTTCAGTTCGATACCTGAGCAATTACGCACCAAAGCCCTCTGACCAAGTTTGGCTTCTTAATGATGGCGCTGACTTACTTGGTATTGGGATGGTTGCTGGCGCAGATAGAACTCTTGCCCCAGTTGCTTATCGAACTAGCGCCCTCACAGTTACAAAAGATACGAACACCTATGTTTCTTTCCAAGCCGATAATTCAGACGGGTGGGGATGTTGGACAGTCAGCGACCCTACAAAACTTACAATCCCCGTTACTGGTCGTTACATTGCTACCGCCTCCGTTTTATGGGAAGGACAAAATGGCGGTTATTGCTCGGTGTTCATTGAAAAGGGAACTCAGGAGATAGCGCGTACCGATGGAACTTTGTCTACAAAAGAACATGGATTTCACATGAGCGTTTCTTCAGTTCCTATTACTTTGACTAAGGGAGATTATGTTCGTATGGGAGTTCATCACGACCATAATCCTGATAATGATTTAATTCTCAATATTGGAGGAGTAGACCACACAGGGTATTTTAATGCACTATCTTTAATCTACCTTGGTTCATAAACACATAGGTTATTATTTACACATCTAGTAGAGGAGTTCACAATGAACGCACAGCAAAAGGCAATGCTCGCATCTTATGGTCGCTCATTCTTAGCGGCAGTCACAGCAACTTTCATGGCAACAGGGGGAGACCTGTTCGCTCTTGATGCAGATACAGCCAAGGCAATCTTGGCTTCAGGTATCGCGGCGGTTCTTCCAGTAGCACTTCGCTACATCAATAAGCAAGACCCAATGTTCGGCTTC